TGTAGTGGATGATCCATATTAAATTTTACTAGAATGGGTGAACAAAATCTATTTTAGTTATAGGTATGAGAGACTTGATTTCTTCGTCATCGTCCGAACATGCATATACATGCAATGGAAGGCGTATCTCAATGCAACGCCAACGCTTACCTTTATAAGAAAAGTACTCATCTTCAGCAGGGCATTCGCTATCAATTGTAATGTTGTGACCATGTTTGTTTTGCTCCAGTTTGTATAAGTGTTGAATTTCTAAAAACAAATCGTATGCATGAACTACCATTTTGCATACTGTTTCATACTCAATTGCATTGTTAATTGGCATGTTTTGATGGGTCTTGACATCCAAGACTTCTAAGTTTTTTAGAGATTTCATTCCTAGAAGTAATCGGTATGACTGAAATGGTATCTCGAAGGTACATTTGTATGACATCTAAAGCCTCTAGTACGGATTGTTCTTTCATTGCTTGATCAAATTCTATTTCACATTGTGAAGAACAGAATCTGTGCAAAGAAGGTCGTTCACATAGTTGACAGAAATTTGTTTGTGACATGGCAATGTATGAATTGATGTTACGTTACGGTCCAAGGACCTGCACAGCAACCGTGGTTTTGTGGAATGGAACTGAGATGTTGGTATGCAGACAGCACTTTCGTACTGCCTGCGTTGTTTACAATTTTACAACTGATTTAGAATCAGAATTGCGTTTGAAAACTCTTTTGTAGAACAATTTGAATGGGAACAATAAGGTGAGATAAACACTGACACCTGCACCATAGAATAGGCCGATGCCAACATTGGCGAGTAAGTTGAGGGTTTGTTGGAAAACATTCTTAGATTGTTCACCAACATCGGATGCAAGACCTTTAACCTGATCTTTGTTGATACCATCTGAGATACTTTGTGTGAAGTTCTCGAACTCTTGCACGGCATTTTGTAATGATTGCATGATAATCCTTATGATTAGTTAGTATTGAGAGTCCTGATAACAAAAGTGCTATCAAGATTATCAGGTTGATCACATAGCTCATGAAGAACAGTGTAATCAGGATTGGTAAAATCAAGCTCTGATTCTTCTGATAAATGAAGATCAGTTTGCGACCATGATCCGTCAGTTTCTTTAACATAATTCATAATAGTCCTACGGCAAGAGCATGGTATAAATGGTAAACTGCAGATCCGATGAAACCACAGGTTACATAATAAGCAAAGTTACGTAGTTGCATATGTCCTCATATGTGAAAGATTGAAACTAAATGAGAGAGGTTTACACCCCCCGTTTAAAAGGGGTGTAAGCCTGATAGATTAACGTGCGAAGATGCGTAGCCAATTTTCATATTTGGATTGCATATAGCGATCAGTCGCAACATTAACAACATTTTGAGTAATTGATGTATTACGTTTGGAAGGAACAAAGGTTGGATCGACAAATGGTCTGTCAATATCTTGAAGTGGCATAGCACGTTCTGAATGCAAACCATATTTGTGAGTATAGAAATGGTCGAAACTAAAGTGTTTGGAATCTGCCATGTAATCTAATACCCAATCGATGTACTGAGGATAGTCATCATCATCATTGGCTGATAATGAATGATATGTAGGTGAATCATACGATGTACGATTATCAATCTCGTAAGTACGATGATATGAACCATCAGTATCTTTGACCCATTTCCAATCTAGTTTGCAGTATTGCAGTGAGCGTGGAAACAAATCTTCTGCACCATATGATAAATCAGAATCTGTTGCTTGTTGCATTAGAAACTCTATTTCATCGTAGTGTGTAAGTGATACATTGCCTGCAGATAAATGATTGATAGATGAAACTGCAGAGTATGATTGACCTGTTGGTGTTACATACATTACATCACGTTTATAATGTAGATCTGGATGTTTGTATGTTGAATGATCAGAAACATCTGAAAGTGTAAAATCACCAAACTGATCTAAGTCTGGTTTGAGTGCAAAGTTAGAATAATTAATATGCATAATGTCCTCATTGAGAAAAGAAACCCTGCTCAAAACGAACAGGGTTTGTTTTTAGACTAAACAGTTAAGTACTGTTCATCATAGTTTGGTTGACTTAGACACCAGTTTAAGTTGGTTTCATCAGTCCGTGGAATGGTTTCAATGATTTTGCGTGGTTCTGGATTAGTAGGATCATAATCACGATTATATATTTTTTGATCATCATCCATCCAGCGAAGTCTGGTAGATTTATATGATAACTTCCATGAACCATCATTAGTTTTTGTGAATACTGCAATAGCATTAGCACCATCACGAAAGTTAATAGTAAACTTACGTGTATTGTGATTGTTATCTGCATTTGCAGGTTCATTATTGTTCCATGTAAGTAATGGATTATTTTCTTCCTGCCATTTTATAACATCGTCAATGTTCAACATAAATCTGTCAATCATATCACCAGTTGTCATTAAATTAAGTTTTTCAGGATTAATATGTGAATTACATGAAACAATGTAAGAGATGATTGCATCACGTACATCATTGTCAGGATGCTCTATGGATTCTACAGTTGGTTGTGTCATCCATTCAGATACATCGTTTAGTGTGTAATTATATTTTTGCAGAAGTTTGTCTACTGACATAGCATTGAGCCTGTCTGCGGTTACGTCTGTTCCATCAAGTTTTGCCATGATGAAGTTAATTACACTTGCTTTAGTTACGTTAGTCATAAGTCCTCATTATGAGAAGTTAAGAAGAGAATACTGTTTATAAAAACAGTAGTTGAGGTAATGAAGAAATACCTCTTTCACAAAAGAAGAAGAGGTATTTTGTAATGAGGTAAAGCGAGTACGGAGATACAAGCACAATACTAGCAAGCAATGCGAAGCATAAGTTGTTTTGCAGGATCTATTGCAAACGTCATGACAGCTTGTCTGGCATAGTTTGCTTATAATGCAATGTCGCTGGTATAGCTAGATTGATTGTACTGAAGTCATAAATATATTTGAAATCGGCGTATCGCTAAAGTGGCAGTTGCTGGATATAAATAAAATTACAAACGAATGAGATGTGGGACTTATGATCAATGGTTACATTACAGATACATATATAAATGCAGTATAATATATATATAATAATATAAATACATATAGCTTTAGATATAGCTAGAATAATACTGTGATATAATAGAGTTATATTGGTTAGGGGTATAACTGTATAAAGCTGTTACATAACTAATCACACACTATATTACCCTGTTAGTATTGTATTACACAGATTGCACTTGATATTAGTTTTACTAAACCTGCAATAGGCTAGGAATTAATATCACAGTAGAGTGCGAATGCTTGATGCCTGTACTAAACCCTGCATAAACATCCTCAATAGTGTAGGCCGTGTTGTTAAAATCTTGGTAAAGCTGGGGGTGGGAACAAAACTGCGGTTGCTGTGCAGTAGAGACTATACATCTCTCTACTTTTTAAAGAATTACTTTGTTAGGAGATATAACAATGTTTCACAGTAATATGGAATCAAAATACTATCATTATTCTCGTCTTGGTCAGCAGGATACAGAAGATGAAAAAAGAGATCCAAGAAGAGAAAAAGGTTATGACCCAAATATTGGGGAACCTATAGCTACTGAAAAAAATCCAATGGGAATGAGATTTAAGCCTGCACCAAAGATAGTTAAGAAAAAGTTAATGCAAACCAAAAAAAGGAATTAACATGGCTGGACTTTACGAAAATATTCATAAAAAGCGTAAGAGAATCGAACAGGGATCTGGAGAGAAAATGAGGAAACCTGGAGAAGAAGGTGCTCCTAGTG